GGATAAGTATATTTAAAGATGAATATGAAAATGTGAAATCTATGAAGTTAAAAATTTTAACAATGATGTTATGTGTGGCATTGCTCAGCGCATGTACGAAACAGGCAGAATCTGAGGCCCCTCAAATTGATTATAAAGCTCAATTTGAAGAGTCGGACCGAAAAATTGGTGAATTTTTAGATCAGTTAGATAATCCAAATACCCCTCAAGAAGTTAAAGTTAAAATTTTATGTCATGACTATCCTGATGTGTATAAAAAACAATACATGCCTGCACTGATAGAAGTTTCACCAAAACCGTACACTGAAGAAAAATTATTGTCAGATTTGAAAAGTGCAACTGACTACTATAAAGGGACTTTGGGGATAAAATGTAATGAATAATATTTGAATTAAATCACGATAAAAATTTAAAAGTGTGAATTGATTGGCATTATTTAGTTGTGCTAAATTTCTTCTGTTAATTACTTCAACTTTTCTCTGGATTTGAAATGCAGATCTTAAAATTTTTACAGAGTTTTAATACAGTCGGCACCTATTTAACACTTGCTTCCATCTTGCTTGTGGTCATGATCATTTATTTTTATGTAATTAATCCTGCATGAACATTTTGAAAGGAATAGGTCTTCTCATCTCTTACTTTTTTAAGAACGGAAGATGAATAATAGGATAGGGATATGAAATTTAAAATATTATTATTAAGTTTTATTGCCACTGGTTGCTATGCTAATGAAAGTACAGCTGACCCAGTTATTTGTAATATCGTAAAAAAGGTTGCTTATAACGTAATGGAAGCACGACAGCAAAAAGTACCAGCACAAGATTTACAACAAATTGCCAATGGGTTAGCAGATGAAGAAGCCAAGCAGCTTTATCAAGACTTAATTAGCTCAGCTTATGCTGCCAAAGTATTTAAGACAAGTTTCTTTAAACGCCAAGCAATTGAAGATTTTCAAGCAGGATGGTATGAGGAATGTTTACGTAGAAATGAATAATAATTAAAAAATAATGAGTATTTAATTTTTAAGAACAACTAATTAGTTAAGAGAATGAAAAATAGACTGACAGGTCCGTCTAGGTGTTTTAATTTAAAAATAAAATTCGAATTTATAGGTATTTATTTAAAAATAAATGCTCCGAAGATGCCGCTGCATGTCGTTACCCTTGAACCCTAAAGTTCAGCGGGGTTTTGATGATTCTAACAATACAATGCAATATTAAGCAATACCATGCGATATTAAAAAATCAATATTTTTAGTAATTTATATTAAACCAATACAATGCAATATTACACAATCTTTAGCAATACAAAAATAGTCTATTAATGGTCTATTTTTAAAAATACGGTCTATTTTTCAGGTTTAAGTCTATTAAAGGTCTATTTTAAATGATTAAAAAAGCGGCACTTAGCCGCTTATGCAGTATGTGCCATTTTGTTTTGTTCAATATACGCCAAAACATCAGCCTTCACATAATTTACCTGACGTTTGTGCGGTTTCGAAAAGGGAATACCGCCGCCTTCACATCTTTTCTTTTGCAACCACGGTAAGGATACGTGCATAACAATAGCTACTGTTTCAGGTGGAAAAGTTTGATTATCAGCAGCTTCCCAAAATTCCTTCTTAGCAGCCTCTTTTTCTGCATGTGTCATACGATCTAATTTAGTTAAACGTGACATTTATTTCTCCTTACTTTCCGCTTTAGGATTTGCCCACCAAAGTACAGGGCCATCTTCTGAATCAAATGCTGCAATTAAAAAGAGTCCTTGTTCTGGCGGTTCTGGCTTCCAGTTGGGCCAAACTACTGCATCTTCCGGTATATTTGGTATTTCATCGTAATCTAATAGTTGAGTTTCAATTTCAACTCTAAGATTCTTCTGAAGTTGTGCCCACTGTTCTCTTGTATAGGCTTCTGCTCCTTCTTCAATAGTGTCAAACAATTCAATATCTGGATGAAACCAATTGAAAAGGTTTTCAGGTGGTTCTATTGGCTGGATCTGATATTTAAAACCCGTCTCATTAGATCCATAAAATAGTTTTGCTTCATCAAAGCTTTTGGTTACAAGAGGGGCAGAACCTTTCTTGTAGCAAATTACTATTTCATCAAATTTAAAAACACGTTCAGCTGTCTTCAAATCAAAGCATTGGTACATAGGTTCACTAAACCAACTTTCTACATAAAATAGATTTTTAATATGATCTTTGCGGGAACCGTGCCATTTCTGGACTTTAATAACATCATCGAAGATTTCTAAGAAAAAGTTGTTGCCTTCCTTTTCATGCATTTTTCTATAACGTTCAACAGCTCTCTCAGCTATCTCTTTAGAAGCTGCTGGTGTTTGTCTAAAAGGGCTGTAACCTTCAGGTCGCATTGCAACCGCCCATAAAGTTGATTCACTCATCCCTCAGCTCCCGATTCTTTTTCAACTAGTGCACTGTAAACATCTTTAGCTTCTTTAAGAGTAAGGAACTCTGCACCTGAACCAACAGACCCTAAGCAGACACAAGCCATTGCCATTATAGTTTTGTGATTTGGTTCCTTTGGAATTAGTAGATGAGTTTCTGGCACCGTCTGAGCTTTGGCTCTTGCTTTCCATGCCTTAAACATCTCGTGTTTTAGATATGATTTATTGGCGTATTCCTCAGAGGTAGAATCTAGTGGCAATTCACCATGTCTTTTAAAAAAATAAGCATCAAAATCTTCAAGTTCTTGGTTTAGATTAATCATTTAGGCCACCATTCTATAAATACGTTTAACTTCATGGTCCAGCTCATCCATTGCTGAGCGACCTTCTTTGAAATACTTCAAAAGCATTAGCTTGTATCGCTCTTGAGCTGCCTTGTTCATCACACATTCATTACTTACTGAAAGGGTGGCTTTATTACCTTTAATCAAGTTCACGCCGTGCGGTGTACCTTTCCCGCGATACCCGGCTTTTACGTTGAACACTATGAACTTTTCGAAAAGCTGCATTGGTAGCAGCTTTGGCTCGAAAAGAAACTCTGGAGTAGTTTGTTTCGACATTAGAAAGGTTCCTCCAGTAAATAATCAGGTTCGTTTGATGTCGCATTTTCTAATTCAAAGCGGCGTTTCTTAACAAAATCCAAGAGTCGTGATTGAATCTGTGGATCTCGTGCGGCCACATCTATTTCCAAAGCATCCAATGTTGTGAGGTCAGGCGCGTTTTGGATCTGGACCATTAATGAAGGTGGTTCACTCTCTACAGGCTTTTCATCTGCAAGCTCAGTCAAACGTTTGTGAGTAGCTTTGAGCAAAGGCTCCATTTGTTTATCTGACCATGTACGGGTGTATCGATAAACAGCATTTACCTCAGCTGGTGTTTTTGATTCTTTTACACGCTGAAGAAGAGCATCTAATGCCTTCTGATATTCAGGATCTACTTTAGGCTCGTTAGTTTCTGGAACTAACAGATCTTCAGATGTGGTGACATTTGTTTGTTCGGTAATAACAATTGTTGGTTGAGTTTCTGCAGAAATAACTTCACTAGGCTTTTCAGCTTTTGATTTTTTGCCTCTCTGTTTTTTAGGTTCCTCACCAAGACGAATAACACTTAAGTCATCATTAACTTCAAAACCTAACGCTTTGGACAGTGCTTTTAATTGAAGCTTGGCGTTTTCTGCATCACGTTGAACGAAGCCACTGTTAATAGAATCAATTAATGCGTTAGTTTTGAAATCTAAAACATAGACCGTAGGTGAATATGTACTGATTACAAAAACTTCCTGACCGTCTTCATACTCATCAATAGTTAATGGCTTTGTGAATGTAATGCCAGCCAGTTCAATAGTTTCGATTTTGATGCAGAATTCAAAACCCGGTTTGCCAAAAACAGAAGCGGGGAATTGATCTAAATCGGCAAAGTCCAACATGTCTCCGGCTGGACGACATAGAACAGTTTTACCGTTTTGAAGAGCTGCAAATGCTTCAGCTGCAGTTAGTAAGTTAGACATAAATAGCTCTCCTTTTAGTGATGTAACGACTGTTGTTGAACTTGCTGAGGATTGTTTTTAGGCGCCCAACCCATCTGATCGGCACGTGCTTGGCATGCTCTATTGATACCAGCCTCGTAAGTAGTGCCTTTAAACTTCTTAATCGCAGCATTTAAGATGTTTGTGTCAGGTGCATCTTTAATTGCTTTCAGGGCATCTTGATAAAGTTGGTCCTGAGTACGAGGTGGCTTCTGGTTACCACCCTGAGCAGTTGTCTGGTTATTATGGTTTGAATTTTGACCTGCTGGGGTTGAGGCATTTTGCTCTAGATATGCATAGTCATAGTTATATAGATATTTACTTCCATCAAAATTACCGAGGTAAACATCAGCTGCCACACCAATAGCTTTAAACGCTACACCAAGAGCATCAGTAACGGCCTTTTTATAACCTTCATCAATCGCTACTAATTTGCCTTTTTGAACTTCAACAATTGCTGAACCGCCGTTGCCGAAAAATTCCTCACCCCAAACACCATCAATCTTGGTTTTTACTGCTACTTCAGCAAAAGCCATAATTGTTCCATCTGGAGCGGTTTCAGACCATAAACGTACATGTCTATAAGTCCAGCCATGACCAACAGGTCCAAAGGCCTGAGTCATAGCCATTAACCGCCATTGAGGGTTAATATCTGATTTACCTTTTAAATAACCAAACTCAATTTTTTTAAGAAAATTGGTAGGCGTTTGCTTAACTGCATTCCAGATATGTAAGTTGTCTTTTGAGTTTTCAGTTGTCATTTTTCTTATCCTCATCTAGAGCCAGTGAAGCCGCGTTTTTGCTTGTAAGCCTTGCGGTCATAAGTAGGGATATTTGTTTCACGCAGTTTTATAGCGAGCTGCTTTCTGCGTTGAAAATCAATTTCTTGAGTAAGTTCATTCCAAACTTTCGGATATTCAGTTTGAAACTTATACACATTTAAAGGCGTCTTAAATCCGTCTTTAACTTTGTAAAGAACTGAGCCATTAGCATTAGATGCGTACACTTGCCAGCCAATACGAACAGAGTAGAGGCCCTTATCATCACGGCCTAAAAATGACTTGTAGCCGTCAGGATGTTTTTTGAAATTAGACATGTTCAGCCTCCACCAACTTGTTACGTTCGATGAAGCCTTTTAGAAGATCATTGATGTTGCGGATGTCTTCAAATTCGGTGAAATCGTTATATGACTTACCGTTAATGTCAGTGATTTCATTTACTGTGAGTTGGGTAATATCAACAGCGGTGAATTCAGAACCCGGAACGCCGTAGCTGTCTGGATGAGCTTCAAAATCAAAGCTAACGTTTAAACGGAAGCTATCTAATTTAATTACAGCAACGCCAGAATGTTTACCTGTGATTTTTGCGGTTAAAACACCGTAAGTGCTTGGTTGAGTCTTAGGAGTAAATAGAGAAGGGGCTTCTTTTGTTTGGAAAGCTGGCTGCAATTGGCAAGCAACTAAAGAACCACCAGAGATTGCAAGAGCAGCCATGCTGACAAATGCAAATGAGTTGAAAGGGGTAGCTTTTACGTTCATAATTGATCTCGCAGTTTGCAAAAGCACATCGGAAGGTAGAAGAATCGGTGTGCTTTTTTGTTGTCCACGAGACAAATATTAGGTAAACCTAATTATTAAGTCAATAGGTATTCCTAATAAAATTAGAGACACCTAATTTTGTATTTTGTTAAACAAAATAAAACCCACAACAATGGTGGGTTTTATAAATATTATTGATAATTAATTAAAGAGATCTGAGTGGGGAATAGTTTTTTTCGCCCAATTTAGAATATTGTCCGAGATATCAATTTCTTCGAAATATTTTTTATGTGTTATCTCATTCATTTCCAGTTTCCATTCAAATTCTTTTAAGAAATTAAATCTTTTTTCTTGTTCAGCTTCAGGAAGTAAACTTAAAGAATAATCATTAGGCAATAAAGTGAATAAAACAGCATCATCGCCTAGACCACTTTTCTTTGCCAATTGCAGGTCAGTTAGTGCTGCGAGACAACTCACTTCAAATTTATCGTATGTTTTATAAATTGTAGAGTTAATACTACCAACCTGTTTTGTTCCTTTCGGGCGAATTGGAACATCAATTTGATGAACCTTTTGCCCAATTGAGATATCTAACCAAGATTTCTCTGGGAAAATATCATAAACAGTTTCACCGATTTGATTGAATATACGTGACTTAATATTGGTTATTAGGTTTGATGTCCTATAGGTTGGGAAGCGATCTATCGGCTCATGTGGTATGTCATGAGGTTTACCAAAAGGTACTGCACGGTTGAATAGTTTGTCTAAAATAGATTGTATTGATTCACCACGTGCAAATCCTCTTTGATCAAATATTAATTGAGGAGAGACAGATTTTTTCCAATCTCGTTTAAGTAGATATTCTATTAAATCAATTGCTAATTCTAAGTTATTAGATATATCTCTTCCATACACACACTCTAGGCGGCCATAATCTTCAATAAATTTAGTGTGAATAAATCCGTTTTCTTCAAGAAAAACACCTATTGATATTTGTTCACCACTTACTAAGTCAGGTGTCCAACGAATTTGTGTCCAATGACCCTCAATGGTAGATACTTGAGGAGATTTTTTTTTAAATTTTTCTTCTAGCCCTTTGAAGTTATTCATAATTTTAACTCAGTGGACGAACAATAGAGTGTGATGAAAAGAATGTATCACATCTTTCATTAAATTTCTTTAGACCTTCTGCACGTTTCTTGAGAAAACTCAGAACAGTTTCCAAAGCCAAATAAGAGGGTATTTCTTCAATACCTGTTTCAATAACTTCATCACCAATAAGATCGTGTAAATGAAGTCTGATTTCTGACTCAGCATTTAAAAAAGCTTTTTTATGTTCTAACTTTGCCAACTCAAGCTCATGCATAGTATTTTCATATTGAAACAGCCCAGCAGGAGCATGTTTTTCGTGAAGTAATTTTAAGTGGAAATTGTTTGCAAAACCTATATGATGACAATTAAAGTCAAGTAACTGAGCTTCTTTCCAATTTCCTCCATGTAAACATTCCCCATGGTCAATTAGGCTAAAGGTTTTATCTGGTAAGTGAATTGAGTTCCCCATATTTCTATCTGTATTTAATATCCAGTCATCAAAGGCGATCAATTTTGATAGTTGATCCCACTCTTTCATGCATGAACTAAAATACTCAACCATTACATTCATAATGGCTGGGTTATTTTCTATTTCTATTCTAAGATTTTTTCCTTTGACATCTTCTGTAACCCATGCAAAAGTAAAACCTCTATATCGATCAACCTCGCTGAGCTTACTTACTAATAGTGGGTTAAGAATTTTATTTTCCACTAAAAGAAATCCAGCTTTAGGAGGCATCGGCAAATTAAGTGCTTTTCCTAGGATATATCCAATCATTTCATTGATTAGGCTTCTAGGTTTATCCCCAGCATAAATTTTTACCCAAGAATCTCGCTCGATGTCATCCTCCCACCTTATTGTGGCCATATGGGTTGATCCAGAAACACCATCGCTAGCACCACGCAAAAATTCAATATAATTTGAAGAGGGAAGGTACTGAATAAGTTGTTGTGATGTCATTTATTATTCCAATATTTTACCGAAAATTATTCTTAATTTGCTTTAGGATGTTCCTGTCTATGCTGACTTGGTGGAACAATATCAGTTATAGCCGTAATACTTTCGACCTCATCCATGTCAAAAGTTAGTCGTTCGCTACCGTTAACGGCCAATAAACTCAAAACACCACCATTTATTCCTACAAATTCCTTAATTGTGCACCTTCCGTCCTTCAAACACACCTGAACAAATTCTGTTGGCACAAGTTCTGCATCTGGATCACATACTACATACCAACCATTACGGATAGCTGGAAACATAGAGTCGCCCGTACCTTTAACCGCATATGCTCTTGATCCTGCAGTGTGGGTTGGAACATATCCATCACCAGCGTTTCCTTCATAACCCATGTCAGTAAAATAACCATCCATTCCCATCTTGGAGTACGCCTTTACAGGAACCCAACGTTTAGATGATGGGGTAAAAGGTTTTTCGATAATTGTTGAAAATAAAAGAGCTTCATCACTATCACTAATGTTGTATTTCTTTTTGAAGGCTTCAATATCCAGTTGTTTAAATTTATCTCTCGTGCTTGATTGAATCTCTCCTGTGCCAGATGCAAGCCAAGAAGGATTAACATTCAAAAATTTTGAAGCACGTAATAAATTTTCACCTTCCATTGTTTTGGATTTTCCAGACAGCCAATCACTCACAGAAGGAGGTTTGACTCCTACTGCACGAGCAAGCTCAACACCTTTAATCTTTTTAGGTGGCAAAACTTCCATAGCATACCTAAGTCGTTCAGCAAGAGTATTCATACAACTATCCTCACAATGTTAGGAAATCCTAACATAAATAAAATTAGGTATTCCTATTGATTTGTCATAAGGAATACCTAATAATTAAAGAAAAATTAGGAGCACGTTATGAATGACGCACAACTTATAGACAAGCTAGGTGGTGTCACAGCGGTAGCAAGACTTCTAGGGATTACTCCGCCATCAGTTAGTGGATGGAAAGCTATTCCCCTTGATAAAAAAATCAGGTTAGCAGTTATTGCTGAAGATCTTGGTTTAACAACACGAAAAGAGCTTTTCCCTGATAACTATCAAGATATTTGGATTGAACTACGTCCCCAGACGACAAAAAGTAGAAACCTTGGATCATTAACCGCTTAGGACCTTACCCATGAGCAAAGTATCAAATGAATTGCCTGCAAGCGCTAGCAATAACGAATCGCTCATATTGCAAGCACTTAACGCTAGCAACCAAAGACAAGTAGCAGAGATGATAAATGTCGATGCGAGCATCCTTTCACGGATGAAAACTGAAAATAAATCAAATGGATGGACTGAGATTGAGTTTATTAGCTTTTTGTTGACAGCCATTGGTTTGAAGGTTGTGCAAGAAAGTGATGTGTATTGCTCACCTGAAATTGCAGAAGCAACACGAGTTTATTTAGCACATGCATTCACTTCACCAGAGTACATGCGGATTTTATTCAAATAAAAAACCACTACCTGCGGGAACAGGAGTGGTTAGGCATTCAATTGAGGTGAATCAAATGAACACAAACAATTTATCAGAACAACCAATCGAACTCAACTCACCAGATTTTTTAATAGGTGACGTTGTAGTGCTTACTAAAGAGTGCCGTACTTTCAAATCAAATGATTTGTTTGAAGTTAAAAACAAAACTTTGACTAGTTTATGGACCATCAAATCAGAGAATCATTTGATTCTAGTTTCTTCAAAAGAAATCCGCACAGCAACAGTTGCTGAACTTAACGCCAAACGCCGACTAACAAGCGCTGAGCAAGCATTAGCGGAGGTGTCATGAACAGCTTTACACAGCAAATCAAAGATTCTCGTCAGCAAAGTGAAATCCAATCTTTTTACGAGCCTGCATTGCGAGTGCTTGGGCACCTATTTGAGGTGAAAAAGCAAAATTTACGTAACAAAGGTTATGACGAAAATAATGCGGCGGTAACCAAAGTTGAATTTTCAGAGGCTATGGCTCGTCAATTTCGCATAACGCAGTGGTTAGCACAACAGATTGTAACCAGCTTAACCAAAGCGTGTTTGGTTGATTCGTTTGGTGGCTATGTTAAGCCAAAGGATGGTGAAAAGTGAGATATGCAGCAAGAAGAAAACAGGATATTTCCGTTTCCACCACACCGCTAGAGGTGGTAATTCCACTGGAACAACCAGTAAAGATCTATTCGGCTAAAGAATTAGCAGCCATGCCGCTTTCAGTTATGAATGCCGCAATTGAGGCTCAGGAAAGATTTTATCAACTTGAAGAATTAACTCATATGGGGGGGCAGGCTATAGCAGTTCGCCGTCTCATGGAAGATGGGCACAAGCTAATTCAGGTGAAAGAAAAGTCGCGCATTCGCTACAAAATCAACAACGAATTTATTCCTCCAAGAATTATTCGTCAGTTGGAAATGCGCGGATTAGTGAAGCTTGAAAGGGGTAAGTAATGATTATTATCACCCCTTCAAAGCCCCTTCGAACCCCCTTCAAAGGAGATAAATAACCATGCGTGACTATGGGAAAGTCTCACCACATTTCTGGACGGGAACTACGGGAAAAAAACTTCGTCAAACACCTGAAGGCTTAATTGTCGCTATGTATTTAATGACAAGCCCTCACGCGAACATGCTTGGCTTGTATTACATACCCCTTCTATATATTGCTCATGAAACTGGCTTGGGCTTTGAAGGGGCTTCTAAGGGGCTTCAAAGAGCCTGTGAAGCGGGGTTTTGTAGCTATGACGAAGCCACGGAGACAGTCTGGGTGCACGAGATGGCACGTTTTCAAGTAGCTGAGTCATTAAAGCCAGCCGATAACCGCTGTAAGAACGTGCAAAAAGAGTATGA